TTTGCCAACTCTCTTCGCGTTGCCAAGCGCCTTTGCTATTTGTTCGGCTTGCATTGCATCTGCTCCACTTCTTGTATTCTTTTGCCGATCCATGCCATCACGGGCACTGCCATTGAGTTACCCAGTGCCTTGTACCTGGGGCCGTCTGGTGTGGCTTTGCCTTTGGGTTGGATGTCTGTGTAGTTGTCTGGGAAACCTTGAAGGCGCTCGCACTCAACAGGGGTGAGGCGGCGCACGGCCATGCCATGATGGACTGCTGGCTTGTTGTTGCCGCCACTCCCCGCTTCCAGGGTCGGGGCCATCTCGTTCTCATAGCCAATGCTGTGCGCTTGCGCTGACTGACCTGGCTTGAATGCGCCCACTGCCACCGCCATCGGGTTCTTGGCTTGCAGGGTCTGCGTCATGTCCACATCTGTCTGTGGGTTTGACATTTGTGCGCTGAATGAGATGGGTTGCAATATTGCCGCACCGCCTTGATGCATTGCTGGATTGCTTCCTGATGCATCCAATGTTTTTGTGGCATCAGCAGTAGTTACATGGATGTCATCTTTCAATGCGCCTTTACCCGGCGCAATGTTGTAAGCAATGGGTTGGGCGACAAAGGTTTGAGCATGATGCGACTGCACGCCAGGTTGCAACGCCTTCAATGCAGTTGATACGTTGAGTTCAGTTGCGCTAAAGGTATTGGCTTTTGCGTCTTCCCTTATGGAATAACCCAATGGAATCGGCTGCGCCACACCCTGAGTGGCATGGGTATCGACTGTGTAGGCTGACCCGTCATCATTCCAGCCCTTGCCGTTCTGTGCTTTTTCTCTTGCGGTGATGTCTTGCAAGGCAATAGGCAACAAGTGACCTTGTTGAGCATCTTGTGCGCTATTACTCAGCCCTGTTCTGGCGCACAGGCCACCGACTGGAGTGCCATCTCCAACGCTTGCGGCAACTTCTTTCCTCTTTTCTCTGCTCGGCGCAGAATCCCCTGACAGGCTGTGGCGCTCAAAAAGAACCGCTGCGGCAGCTCTCCAGTCTCCAAGGTATCCGACAACAAACACACGTCTGCGTCTTTGGGCCACTCCAAAGAATTGAGCGTCAAGAATTCGGTATGCGAACCCATACCCGAGTTCCCCCAGCGCCCCGAGGAAGGTGCCAAAATCTTTTCCTCCGTTAGATGACAAGACGCCGGGGACGTTTTCCCAAACCAACCATCGGGGGCGATGTTGGTCAGCAATGGCAAGGAATGTGAGCATGAGGTTGCCACGCGGGTCATCCAATCCTTTTCTAAGTCCAGCAACGCTGAATGATTGGCAGGGGGTTCCTCCAACAAGAAGGTCAATTGCTCCAATGTTCCACTCCTTAAATTTGGTCATGTCGCCCACATTGGGCACGTCTGGGTAATGGTGCGCCAGCACCTGCGATGGGAATTTTTCGATCTCTGAGTAGGCCGCTGCCGTCCATCCAAGTGGATGCCAAGCAACTGTGGCGGCCTCAATGCCAGAGCACACAGATAAATATCTCACTTCTTCTTCTCCATTTTTTTAATTCTTTGCTCCAACTCGTACACCCGCCGGGCCAACATGAGCACCAGCAGTTGCCAGAATTCTTCTTTTGATTCCATGGGGGAAAAAAAAGCCGGGGACAAAGCCCCGGCCCTTAATTCGTTGTGACTTAGAACAGATCCTCGTCAGAGTGAACGGGGATGGGTGCGGCGTGTTGCTTGGCCGCGGGAGCTGCTGGTGCCGGTACTGGCGCAGGGAAAGGGTCAAACTCGTCAATGGGCGGTGTCTGCGCGTCCATGCCTGCTGGCCTGGCGATCCAACCCGTCAAGTTGAATGCCGGGATGCGGGTTGTGCCTTTGCCAATTTTCTCCATGCGCGAGCCTGTGTACTCGATCACCGGGAGCTTGTCAGGGTTTGCAGCACGCTGTTCACTGCACTGCTTGTACAAAGCCTCGAGTCCCATGTTGGGGCCAACGCCATTGCTGGACCACTCGACAGTGCCCAGTGCCTTGGAGTAGAACACCAAGGAAAACCCACGCTTGTGGTTTGCAGTGGGTTGCGGACCCTTCTTGCCCAGGGCAGCATCAGGCTGCCAGTCCCTGACACCAACGCCCAGCTCGAGCCAGCCAGTTGTGACGTTGTCAATGTCAAAGACCACTTTGCCAAGTTGGATCTCTCCATCTTGATTGGTCCAGGCATTGGCCTGGGGGGAGAATCGAATGTAGTTGCCGGAGCCGCCACCAGAGGATAGATTTAGCATTTTGCGTTTTCGCTTTCAGAGTTGTGTGACTTTCGTCACGGTTGGGGGAATGGGATTATTGGGCAAACTCAACGGCACGGCCTAGAGTCAAACCCGAGGATTCTTTTGTGGTGAGGTCATCGACCATGGACTTCTTGTCCTTGCCCAGCAACTTCTCGGCCACGGCAGGCGTCACCATCTCTGTCAGGACCAGTTTGGACTTGTCAAGACCAGCGTCAGTGAGTGCTTGCAAGGCAGCAGCCTCATCAGTCCATTTGCGTGTTGCACGCTTTGGGACCATCTGCCAGCCATGGATTGACTCACCATTCCTGATACGTTGCACAGCATGGTCACGCACGGCATCGATGAATTTCTCCACCACTGGCGCACGCTCCAAGAGGTCAGCAATCTGCTCAACTGAGAGCGAGAGCATGACCTGGTTGATCTGTTCCTTGTCCAGGGTTGTGAAGTCTGGCTTGGCCGCGAGCACTTCAAAGCCTTTGCGTTGAGCAGGGCACACAATCTTGGCAGGGCAGTACTGACAGGCGCCATCACTGGGGTTTGGTTGGGCGTCATCCACAGTAACCTGGACAATGGCCGGGCGCAAGGTGTTTTGATACCAGTCCCAGAGTTCTTTATACGTCATCGAGTGGCTGCGCACGTCACCATGGTGCGGTTGGACAATGCGCAGCTCAATCTGCCCAGGCGGTGGGATACCGTTCTTTGCGGCTGACCTGATGGCGCCCAAGGCGTAGATCTTGAGCTGGGCAGAGTCAGCACCCACCCAGCCCTTGCCGGTCTTTAAGTCCGACACAATGAGCTTGCCAGACCCCAGGCCCACAACGTCAGCAGTCCCACCCAACTTGACCTCATCAGTGTCCACAATCGTGACGTACTGCTCGACCCTGACGTGCCCCAGCTCGTCATGCACTCGATTGATCTCATCGAGGTGGAGCTGGGCGTACTCAGCATTGGTGGCCGTCATGGTGATGCCTTCAACCGCCTTGCCTACATAGTCCTGGGGATTAGATCCAGACTTAAAGCAAAGCTCGGCCAGGGCATGGATGGCCGTGCCAATCTGCGCAGCTTCCCCAGCAGGTTCTTGCTCGATCCCTTGGGACAGGCGCACGCTGGCCGGGCAGGCGATCCAGCGTGACGCTGCTGACGGTCTGAGGATTATTTTTTGTTCCATGATTCTCTTTCTGCATCTTGCTCGTTGATGATCGTTGTGTAGATCAGAGATCTGACCTCGTTGGAGACAGCGTGCCCCAGGTCCTCGGGGTTGAGCATTCGGGCCATGAGCAAAGTCTTGTCCTGGTTGGCGCGTCTGGCCTTCTCAAGTTCCTGAGTGAGCCAGACAATCTGGTCCCTCATGGCTTTGCGTTCTGCGTCATCCATGCTTACGCCCCCAATGTGCAATGAGTGCAGCGTCAGCACGGCCATCGTCCTTGACGCGCTTGAAGAAGTACTCGTAATTCGGGAAAAGCTCCATTGCCCTGGCCCGGCTGGCATCTTTGCCAGGGCTGCGCCCAATGGCACGGGTCCAGGTGGCAGGGGCCACAAAGGTGACTGGCATCTTGAGCGCTGCCAAGATTCCCTCGATCATGCCGAATGAACGGCCAAAACTAAAAACGCTGGTTACCCCCTGCCCACTTACAGCACTCACGCGCTCGCAGTAGACGTGGCAGTCTTTGCCTGCATACAGGTTCAGCAGCTCGGCCAGCTCATTTGCTGACACCTGCCGCTTGGCTTTGCCATTTCTGTCCACGGTCATCACCGGCATATCGTGGATCTGGAGAGAGTCATCTGTGAGCACCGCGATGGCGCCAGACAGACCTGGGTCGATGCCAATGTGCCTCATTGGTTGGCCTCGTCCATGGCCTTGTTGAGCACCTGCAGCCTGGCCGCTACCATGGCATCCACGACCTGATTGAGGCGCACCACAGAGGCATACAAGGGCTTGGTGCGGCCACTGAGCCACCTGCTGGCTTGGCTTTGATCGATCTCTGCGACTCGGCAAACGTCAGCCATGGAGTAGCCAGCGGCACTGGCCTTGGACATAACGTCTTTGATGGGGTTGTTGGTTGTTTTCATGGCATAGATGTTAACCACAATTTGACAACTTGTGCAAGTAGTCAAAAAAATGGGGGCCAGACAGTGATGACCGGCCCCCTAAATGGCAACTGCGCTCGGGTGGAGTGCCCGGTGCAATCAGCAGGTGTTGGCCTGCCGGGGTTGATTGTATGGGGTTAATAGTTGAGTGGATTGTGTGGGATTTGATGACTTAGTCAATGTGTGTATGATCGGCAGATCAACAAAACAACCAGGAGTATTTAAATGATCACCAAAGCAGAAACCGAAAAAATCTATGCCGATCATGGCATCGACTTGACACCAGCAGAAATCATTGAAATCACTGCTGACGCAAATGAAAATGGTGAAAAAAACCATCGCGGTTTGGATGCCCATGAATGGGTCATGCGTTGGGCCTATGGTAATTTTCTTGAAAATTTGGATTGCCCATCTTTTTCTGAGCGCCTCGAGTACGAAGATTGACCATGTACTCGGAAGATTATCAAGAATGGCGGTGGGGTCAGATCCTCACCCGCCGCGCAGACTACAACCCAGACGATCAACCCCCAACTGATGAGGAGCTTGAAGATGATGATCATTGACTTCTGCCGGGTTCCTCGGACCATGCGCGAGTGTCTCGATGAAGGGTTCACAACGCACCAGGTCTACAACGCCGTGCGCAAGAACCAACTCTCCAACGTCAACCGCAAAGATGCCTGGGGACGCACCAAGCGCGGCGCTGGACTCTTTGTTGTGCGTGATGAGTCCATGCGTCTGGATCAGCTTATCGTCTCCACCAAAGACCTTGCAACGGCCCTCGCGGCCTGGAGATAAAGATGCCACGTCCAAAGAGTGAGATCACCTCGGTGGCCGTCACGGTCAGCGCCAGGCTGATCCCGGCGCATTATGCTGAGTGGAAACGCCTGGGCGGTGTCAACTGGCTGCGCCAGCAACTGCGCGAGTCAATTCAAAAACAAAAGGAGCAAAGCAAATGAGTGGTTTTAAATTCGGTTTCATCCTAGTCTGTTTCCTGCCCTTCATCGGGTTCCTGTGCCGAGTGGCAGTGGAGCTTTTCAAGTACGGGTACAACGCGCTATGACCGGCTGGCGCAAACAACAAATTAAGGAGTGTGAGATCAACAAAGACCATACCGCGCAAGACCTCAAAATGGTCACCCCACCACAGCGCCCGTGGGTAGATCTGACCGACACGCAAATTGAAAATGTCTATTTTCAAATGGTGCAAGAACACAGGGGCGCACCCATGCCTTGGGGACAGGTGCAGTTTGGCAAAGCATTGCTGAAAAAATTCAGAGAGGTGAATAAATGAAAGCACAACAAGTCTTTATGGCACTCATGGTGAGCAAAGGCTACACCCCAGCAGATCTCGCCTGGGACGGGACCAAGTTCACCAACAGCAACATCGTCACCCGCTGGAATTACTTCCTGCTCGGGTGGGAGATGAGAGGTGTAATGTGATCAACATGCAAACAAGGAGTGAAATCATGGCAATTGACAACAGTACGGGCAAAGACAAAGAATTTTATGATCTTGGAAAAAAGATGTTTGATCGAATACAGCCGATTACTCGGGGCGTTCCTCAGACTCCTCAAGAGCGTTACTCAAAGCGTCCCTGGGTTGGGTTGACCGATAGGGAAATACTGGCAGACGATGTATTGCGGTATCACTTTGGATTAAATGGCGGTGGTGGGCCAGTGTCAAAAAGCGGCAGAAAAATAGTTGATGCAATCGAAACCAAATTAAAGGAATTGAACCATGGCAAATGAAACAACCCGCAAGTTCCCCAGGACATTTACTGAGGCCTTCCCCAACAGTCTCGAGAATGGCGCGGCCATCGAGATCCACGTCCATGAGTGCAGCACCGCTGAGAAGATTATCCGCGTCATCAGCCTCATCGGCCTGATCGTGGTGGCGATGGATTGCTTGGTCTGGAGGGCGTAAGCA